GGGTGCTGTCGCTATGATTGATCCGGGACAGTTGCGGACGCGGCTGGTGCTGCAGCAGCCGGTCGAGACGCCCGACGACCAGGGCGGCGTGACGCGCGTCTGGTCATCTTACGGCAATGCGTGGGCGAAGGTCGTTCCACTGTCAGCACAGCCGGGCGTGGAGGCGGACACGAGCGGCGCCACGCAAACCTATCGCATCACCATGCGCGCGAATTTCAGTCTCACGCTGCAACACCGGCTGGTGGAGGGCGCGAAGGTCTATCAGATCGTCGCGATCCGTGACTCTGGCGACCGCCGTTTCATCGAGATCGACGCGCAGTTGCGCGTTCAGTGAGGCCCTCATTATGACTCCATCCAACGTGGCGCTGCGCGCGGCCATTCATACGGCCTTGCGCGGCGACGGCGGGCTTGCCGCCGTGCTCGGTGACAACCGCATCTATGACGAGCCGCCGCGCAATGCGGCGTTTCCTTATGTGACGCTTGGCGAAGCACGGCTGACGGATTCATCCGGCGACGGCGGCGAGACGCAGGAACATCAACTGACGCTGCATGCCTGGTCGCGGCAGGGCGGACACCGGGAAGCGCACATGATCGCGGGCGCGCTGTTGCAGGCGCTGGACGACGCACCGCTGCCGCTGGAAGACAACCGGCTCGTCAATTTGCGGTTTGCGCTGGCCGACATACGCCGCGAGAACGACGGCAAGACCTATCACGCGCTGGTGCGCTTCCGCGCGGTCACCGAACCGGCGGCCTGATCGCCGTCAATATCGAACATCCAAGGAGACGCCATGGGCGCGCAAAAGGGCAAGGATCTGCTCCTGAAAATGAATGACGGCACCGGCTACGTCACGGTCGCGGGCCTGCGAAGCCGCAAGATCGCGTTCAACGCCGAGACGGTGGACGTGACGCACGCGGAGTCGGTGGATCGCTGGCGTGAATTGCTGGAAGGCGCAGGCGTCAAGCGTGCCTCGATTTCCGGCCGCGGGCTGTTCAAGGATGCGGCCTCCGACGCGCTGGTGCGGCAGGCGTTCTTCGACGGCACCATCAATGCGTGTCAGGTGGTGGTGCCGGATTTCGGCACCATCGAGGGGCTGTTCCAGATTTCCAGCCTGGAATTTTCCGGCGAGCACAATGGCGAGGTGACGTTCGACCTCGGACTTGAGTCCGCGGGCGCGCTCACCTTCACCGCGCTCTAGGAGATGCCGATGGCGAATTCCCATCGCGGCGAGATCGAAGCCTCGCTCGGCGGCAGGCAGCGCACGCTGGTGCTGACGCTCGGCGCGCTGGCCGAGCTTGAAAGCGTGTTCGGTGCCGACGATCTGATGGCGCTGGCGGAACGCTTCGGTACCGGACGGCTGTCGGCGCGCGATCTCATCCGCATCATTGCGGCGGGACTGCGCGGTGCGGGCGAGAGCGTGACCGATGACGAGGTGGCGGCCTTGCGGGTTGAGGGCGGTGTGACGGGCTACGTCCGCATCGCCGCCGACCTGATCGCCGCGACCTTCGATGATGCGCGCACATGACGCCGTTTCCCTGGGATGAAGCCATCGGCTTCGGGCTCGGCGTGTTGCGGCTGCCGCCGGCGCAGTTCTGGGCGATGACGCCGCGCGAGTTGGCGTTCGCGATCCGCGCGGTGCGCGGGAGTGTGACGGAGCCGCTCGACCGAGTCGCGCTCGACAGCCTGATGAAACAATTCCCGGATCGCGTGGAGACAAGGCGATGAGCGATACGTTCACCAATCTGGACGATGCGACGCAGGCCGCAAGCAATCTGACATTGCGGGTGCGCGATCTTGAACTGGGCGCTACGTCGTTCTCGCGCGCGATGACGCAGGCTTTTGCGGTGTCCGTCACCGGCGGCAAACAGTTCGACGACGTTCTGAAGTCTCTGGCGCTGCGGCTGTCGAGTCTTTCCCTGAGTGCCGCCCTCAAGCCGCTGCAGAATTCAATCGCGGGCGGAATCGGAAACCTGCTGTCGGGGCTGACCGGAACGGGTGCATCCGCCAGCACGGCATTTGCGGCAGCGAGCGGCGCGGTGAAGCCGTTCGCATCCGGCGGCGTGATCGGCACGCCAACTTATTTTCCGCTGGTGCAGGGCGGCGTCGGTCTGGCGGGGGAGGCGGGGCCGGAAGCGATCATGCCGCTACGGCGCGGTCCCGATGGACGCCTCGGTGTCGCGGGCGCGGGCAGCGGCGTCAACAACATCACGGTGCAGATCGCAACGCCGGACCCCGGCAGCTTCCGCCGCTCGGAAAGCTACATCACCGGCCAGATCGCGCGCGCCGTCGCGCGTGGCCAGCGCAGTTTGTAGGCGCGAGGGTTTGATGACATCCTTTCATGAAATCCTGTTTCCGCTCGACATCGCGCTGAAAAGCGCGGGTGGGCCGGAGCGGCGCACCGAGATCGTCGCGTTCGGGTCCGGGCGCGAGCAGCGCAACGCGCGCTGGGCACATTCGCGGCGCCGCTACGATGCTGGCTACGGCGTGAAGACGCTCATTGCCTTGCAGCAGGTGGTGGCGTTCTTCGAGGAGCGGCGCGGGCAGCTTTATGGTTTTCGCTGGCGTGACCGGCTCGATCATTCCTCTGCATCCGATGCGCCGACGCCGCTTGACCAGATGCTGGGCGCGGGCGACGGGGTGCAGGCGCAGTTTCAGCTGACGAAGACTTACGGCACGAGCTACGCGCCCTATGCGCGGCCGATCGAGAAGCCGGTGCCGGGCAGCGTGCGCGTTGCCGTGGCAGGTGTGGAAGCGGCAGCGGACACCGACTTCACCTGCGATACCACGACCGGGATTGTCACATTTCTGCCGGGGCATATTCCGGTCTCGGGTATGGCGGTGACGGCGGGCTTTTTGTTCGACGTGCCGGTGCGGTTCGACACCGATTATCTTGAGGTCGATCTGTCGGCGTTCGCGGCAGGCGCCATTCCGAAAATCCCGCTCGTGGAGATCAAGCCATGAGAGCAATTCCCTCCGCTTTGCAAGCGAGGCTCGATAGCGGCGTCACCACGCTGGCGCGCTGCTGGATCGTGACGCGCCGCGACGGCGTGGTGTCCGGCTTCACCGATCACGATGGCGACCTTGTCGTTGAAGGCGTGACATGCCGCGCCGGAACCGGCTTCGGTGCATCGGAAGCCACCAGTCGCTTTGATCTGTCGATCGACGGCGCGGAAATTTTCGGCGCGCTGGCGGCGGACTCACTGACGGAAGCCGATCTCGCTGCCGGGCGGTTCGACGCCGCGCAAATCGATACCTGGCTGGTGGATTGGAGCGACGTGACGCTGCGCCTGCTGCTGTCACGCGCCACGCTCGGCGAGGTGAAGCGCGAGGGCGAGGCGTTCAGCGCCGAATTGCGCGGGCTCGCAGATAAATTGTCGCAAGAGAGCGGGCGGCTCTACACCGCGCGATGCACCGCCGATCTTGGCGATACGCGCTGCAAGATCGCGCTCGCGGCGGCGGGGCTGAACGGCGCGGGGACGGTATCGCGCCTGTTGGGCGTGTCCGCTATCGCCGTGGAAGGTCTCGGCGATTTTGCCGAAGGGATTTTCACTGCCGGATGTCTCACATGGACCAGCGGTGCGAACAGCGGTCTTGCGGTCGAGATCAAGGAGCATTGGATCGCCGGCGGCGAGGTGCAACTCACGCTGTGGCAGGCGATGAGCGAGACGATCAGCGAAGGCGATGCTTTCACCATCACCGCCGGTTGCGACAAGCGGTTCGAGACCTGCCGCGACCGCTTCGCCAACAGCATCAACTTTCGCGGTTTCCCGCACATTCCCGGCAACGACTTTGTCATCGCCGGGGTCGATGCCGCCGCGAACAATGACGGCGGCTCGCTCAACTCCTGATGGATCAGGCCATGACGTCTCGTTTGACCCGCGCCGCCATCGTCACGGAGGCGCGGAGCTGGATCGGTACGCGCTATCGCCACCAGGGCTCGCTGAAAGGCGTCGGCTGCGATTGTCTCGGCCTCGTGCGCGGCGTCTGGCGCAACTGCATCGGCGATGAGCCTGAATTGCCGCCGCCTTATGCGCCGGACTGGGCGGAGGCGCATGGCGAGGAGACGCTGGCGCAAGCGGCGCTGCGGCATCTCGTGACAATCGAAACGAATGACATCAGCGCGGGTGACGTGCTGCTGTTCCGCTGGCGCGAGGGATATGTGGCCAAACATGTCGCCATCGCCAGCGGTGAGGGCAGCATGATCCATGCCCATGATGGTGCTGCGGTGTGTGAGGTCGCGTTCACGCCCTGGTGGCGGCGACATCTCGCGCACGCCTTTCGTTTTCCGGGAGTCACAGAATAATGGCGGCGCTGGTTCTTTCTGTTGCGGGTGGCGCGGCCGGTGCGGTGTTCGGGCCCGCTGCCG